ATTATGTAACACGTTATATTATTATCAAAATAATTATAGACATATATATCATTTAGAGTTTTTTGTTGTATCTTTATTAAAAATAACAAATGAATTATAAAAAAGCAATTGATATTCTAAATATTGATGAAAATTATAATCATGATATTTTAAAAAAAAAATACAAGAAATTATTATTAAAATATCATCCAGACAAAGGTGGTGATTCTGAAAAATTTATTGAATTAAATGAAGCGTATACATATTTATTACAATATGAAAACCGGATGGAAAATAAAGATGTTTTATTCGATATATACATATATTTGAAAAACTTATTAGAAAAATATAAAATAGAAAATCCTAGAATTGAAAAAATAATTAGGCATATAAAAGATATAATTCATCCAGAAGACGTTATTATACTTCGTCCAACATTAAAACAAATGATGAATGCAGAAATTTATATTCTTGAATATGAAAATAAAAAATATTATATCCCACTTTGGGAATCAGAGGTTATATATAAACAAAAAAACAAAAATATTGTTATTCGTTGTATTCCAAAACTAAACGATAATATTGATATTGACGAAAATAATAATATTATTATAAAGGATCCAAATAATACAATTATTATTGGTGAAAAAGTATTTGATATTCCAAATAGAAAAAATAGGCAAACTATTATATTATATAATGAAGGAATACCAAAATGTCAATCTATTAATTTAAATCATATTGTTTTTAGTGATATTTATGTTATTTAATTTATTTTTTTTTTCGTTGAACTTTCTTTTTCTTTTCTGGTTCTTGTTCACTTTCTACTTGAGGTTCTTGTTCACTTTCTTGAACTTGTTCTGTTTCATCTTCACTATCTTCTGTAAGTTCAACACCAACCTTTTCAGTAGTTTCTTCTTCTTGTTCTTCAGTTTCTCCCATCATTTTTTTTTCATTTTCTGTTAGTTTTAGTACACATTTACCAACAATACTCTCTTTCGGTTTGACACACGCCTGGACAAGATTCCATGTAACACCAAATTTACCATTTGCAAACCAAATTCCACCACATTTAATTACACATTTAATATTGCTCCCTTTTGTGATTAGATCATATGGCATAATTTCATTTTCATTTGGGAAAAGACTACCAAGTTTCATATCATATAGTTCACACTTAAATTGACTTTCCCAGTATTCAAGTTTTACTTTAAGCGTAGGAGGTCGTGTTTCATCAACATCTCCTGTCTCTTTGTCCTTAGGATAAGTGAGCATTGGATGAAATAGAACATCGACTTGATCCTTTGTCATTTTAGATTTATTAAACCATTCCTTTGCATTTTCAACCGCATCATTTTTAATCTTTTCTTGGAAATCCATCATTTTAGATAGAAATACCTCACACTCTTCAGTTTTATACGCTTCACTAGGAAACTGAAGAGACAGATCAAATGTTTTTCGCCCCGATTGCTCATTCTCACGCTCATTAACACCCCACGTAAGCATAAGAGGAGTTGTAATCATAAGTTGGCGACTGCTTGCTGTACTTACAATTCCAACCGATTTACCACCAACCTTGTTAATACGAGGTTTCGAGTATCCGCAATCAGTGGAAGGAGCAAATTCGTTGTAGTCAATCATTAGTGTGTTGGACGCCATTGTTACTATATTAATAATGAAACCCTCTATATCAATTTTTTCTTTTAATAATTAGTTTTACAATTTTTTTTTAATAATAGCTCCATCCGGGAGTTGAACCCGGGTTACAGGATTCAAAGTCCTGGGTGATAACCACTACACTAACGGAGCAAAAGTATTTTATTATTTGATTGTGCAAATAATAATATTATAGATTTTTATATTTTTGTTTATATTTTTTGTTTATATTTAAGCGTTTACAGGTTTAGCGCCTGCTTTCGCAAAGTGAGGACTCATGTAACGTTGGAGGTTGAAATAAGTGAGAGTTGTATCTTTTTCTACCTTAAGAAGGTTGTTTAGTTTGGTGTCAGGTAGAATGGTTCGCCCATTAGAAGGATCTTGAAGTTTGTGCGCTTTGATATATACATTGAGTTCTTTTGTTACTTCTGTTCGCGCCATTTCAGAACCCTTGTCTTTACCAAGAAATACAGCAAGTTCATCACTGATCTTAGTAGGTTTTACAAAACCACTTGCTGGACGCGATCCTTGTTCGCGTTTACGTTTTCCAGAACTTTTTTCAGCAACTTTTAGTTCACGAAGACATTTTTTTTCAAGTTGTTTTACTTCGTTTTTAAGAAGACTCATGGTAGTCATCATCTCTTGAAGACGAGAAACAACACTTGTGAAACCAGATACTTCTACATCATTCGATACTACTGGTTCTACAGCAGGTTCTACTACTGCTACTGCTGGTTCTACAGGAGGAGCAGGAGGAGGAGAAGAACTTCCAGATTTCGCACCTTTAGATGCCTTTACTTTAGGTGCTTTTACTTTAGCAGGTTCTACAGGAACAGGATCTTTGGTCGCTTTTTGAACTTTTCCTTTAGTTTTAGTGTCGCTTGGTTGTTTAGAAGAAGGCATTGTATACACTATATAGATAGCATTTTTTAAGTGTTTTAACGCAAATATATATTTAAATTACTGCTTGATATAACCAGGGAAGAGAACTTGCAGCACTTTGACTCACCAATGTAAATCCACATAATATATAATTTATTCCTAAACAACTATATTCACGATTCGTCCCTTTTGTTATCATATTTTCTATAATTTGTAATGTTTTATCCTTTATAATATTAAAATTCATAAATTGTAATCCACGAATACCAACGTTTGAAAATGGATCCCCATTGGGATGACAAATATTACATTTCATTTCATGTGTTAATTGAAGTCTATAACTCCAAATATCCTTCATATTATAAATAAATGAAATTAGACCATTTTTATCTAATGTATTAAACCACGAAATGTCAGTATAATTACCTGCCTCATCCATTATTTGGAACAATTCTATTATTGATAATTTATTTTTTTTTCTTTTCTTTCTTTTTCCTATTATTATTTGAATTAATCTATGTATTTCGATAATCTTGTCTATAATATCTTTTTGTATTGTATTTCTATTATAAGGATTATTCACTTCGCGATTACTATGTTCAAATAAGGATATTAATGATTGAATATCAAAACCATATATCTTATTGTCTGTATCTTTATACGAAAAAAAATCAATATTTTGTATATGATTGAGTTCATCTAAAGTACAAAAATCACACGTATTTACACATTTTTTTCTATCCAATCTTGAATTATTTAATGTATAAATCTTATTTAATAAATAATGTCTCCATACCTTTTGTATTTTTTTTACAAAATATGTATTTCTCATAAAATTATATAATCTCTCTTGAACAATATTCTTTTTACCTGACTGTTTCACTTTGTAATGTTTACAATTTATTTTTATTGTTGTCAGTGTAAGATCCGAAATTTTTTCAAAATCTTTTAATTTTATAATATCCATCTATATATATATTTTTATATCTTTAATTCATATCTATAAAAGACATACGAAAATATTTTTCAGAAATATTTATATTTAGATTATCTATGTAGTGTAAATCTTTATCTTCTTTATCAAGTAACCTATAAATATTTTCAATACCAGACTGAGTAATTAATAAATTTTTATTATATTTTTCACACGTTTTCATAAATAAATTATAATCAAATAAAAATAAACTACTCACTACATAATAACAAAAAGTATTTGTATCTTCTTTGAAATTTTTTATATTTTTTATATTTTTGTATTTTAAATTTTGACTTTTTAATAATCTTTTTCCTTGCATTAACGAATGTAATCTTTCTACTTCTAACAATACAATAAATACATCTTTAAAATCCTTAAATTCTCTATTTTGAATATAAGTTATATAACCTATATTCAATATTCTCGCCCATGTTTCTACATATGCTTCATTTTCTTCTACATCTAAAGGTATTATCGTTTTAAATATTTCAGTATTAAACAAATATAAGTCAACTTCATAACTATGTATCAATTCGTGAATTAATGTTTTTAACCATTCTTCTTTTCTATAAATAATAATTGTCCCATGTTTGTTTTTACTTGATAACCCCGTATTGATATGTTTGGTTTGAAAAATCTCTCCTTCATTTATAAAATATTTATTATCATTCATAAGATAAATATAAATATTTAGAGTATCATTATTATAATTTACATTTAAATTATCAAAAAAACAAACAAAAAATATAATATGATGTAAATAATTATAATATATGGATTTTTCTCCAATATTATCATAATCTCGTATTACTATATTTCTTTTTTTATTATTTGAAATTAAAGTATATTCATATTTCGTATTAGAATTTTTTACTTTTTTTCTTATTTCAGAAGAAAAATATTTATCTACTAAAAAACTATTATCTGGGTCAAGAATCTTTTCTTTTTTTCTATGTATTGTATTTATATTACATAATGAAAACATATTGTATATTTTTTTTACATAATTTTCATTTTTATATTGTGATACATCTCGAGTAATATGATTTAAAAAATCATCGATATTCTCTCTTGAATTAATTAACATTATATATTAGCAATGTAATTAATTATATCTTTATTATACTCCCAACAACTATCTTCGTATATATCTATTATATTTACAATATTTTCCATTATTTCGTCTGGTATTGTATTCACCGAGAAATTAAATACATTGTCATAGGATATACACCTATAATCTGTGTTTAATATAATATACATTTGTGGAGAGATTATTGTATCTTTTTTATAGTTTTCATGTATTATAGTATCTGCATTATCTAACACAATAAATTGAATATTAAACACACCCTCTAATATATCCAACATATATCTATCAATTTCTATGTTTCCCTTTTTTACCTCTATTCTAAATTGTAAAAAAGTTTCGATTGACTTATATTTATATAATTCCTTATTGTTTTCTATCATATTTTTTAATTCCTTATTCTTTTTATTTATCGTTTCTTGTAATTCTTCTGCTTGTTGTAATATACTATGGTTAAATTCGCTTTTTGATTTTATCTCTAGTTCATCCAAACAACTCTTTTTGATTTTTATTTCATTTTCAATATTATTTATCATTGTAAGTGTATTATCTTGTTTCTTATTTATAAAATAGGATTCTTTTATGTATACAGAGAGAATTAAGTAAATATCGGTTAATATATCTTTTTCAAGTAACAACATTTGTAATCTCTCTACAAAACATTTACTATCCACAATTTTCATATTATAATATAACTATTGTTTTTATACATTTTCGGGGTTGTTAAAAATAAAATCATTATCACTTTCTGTATTTTCATCACTTGTTGTATTCCTTTTTACCTTTCTTCTCTTTCTTCGTTTATTTCTTGGTATGGAACTCATTCTAATTGGATATCTATTTGACGTTCTACTTCTTTCACTTGAAAGTATACTTGATTGAGATGATAAACTATGATTTGAAGTATCATATTCAGAACTATCTATACTTGAAGTATCAAGTAATAATAATTCTTTTTTTATTATTGCCAATTGATCATGTTTGTAACGTTTACGTAATAGATTTGAAGTCTCTACCAACTTAATGTATTGATTATATTTTTTATTTAAATATTGAATACCATCTTCTCCTCTTTGTTCTTGAGGTAAATTGATTATTTTAAATATATCTACTGCCAATGTATAAAACTCACGAGACATATTACTTTCATTTTCTAGATTTTGTGTTAAATTTAAGTATAATTTAATAGACGATAAAATTGTTATTATTATTGAACTACCACAAGTTACTAAAGATATTTTTTCTTGTGATAGATAACCAGTTGCACCTACAGAAAAACTTCCAGAAAGAGTAGATATAATAATTACTGGGATATCAAAAAAATTACTGGCGCTCTTATAAGAAAAGTAATTTGAACGATGTATATTACTTAACACTATACTATTATTTCTTACCCTTTCTAACAAATTTAAAACATATTCATTCCAATTACATATAGGTAATCTATCTTCATTCATATTATAATATTTTTAAAACATTATAATATTATATTTAAAAAGGTCTATAAATCATAGAATTTTCATATATTGTAACTGTGAATTCATCATTATAACCTTGTACTATTACTTTATCCCCACTATATAATTCATCACAACCGTATTCATTTGTACCACTCTTACCTTTATATATAATTGGTAATTTTATCATATTATTTTTATCATTCATTGTATAATAATTCCATTTATCAGAACGATTTAATAATTTCTTACCCATTATTGGGAGTATTGTATTCTCACACGAATCTCTATTTAAAATACCAATTTGTTGGTAACTATTATTTAAAGATGTTGTATTAAATGATATTGACCCATTTAATCTATAATTATCCTTAAGTGGTGGATCATATGGATTGGATATGGTACGCGGTAATTCTCTCTCTTCATGTGTCACATCATTAAATACTGTTACTTTATTACTTGATCTATTTGAAATGTATATATATACTATTACAATAATGGTTAATAATATAAAAAATGTTGTATTCTCAAAACATACCATTCCTGGTTGACATCTTTTCATTATATATTATACATTTATAATTTTGGCATTTTTGCTGGTGTTTGTTTTTCTTTTAAATTTTCTAATCTTTTTAACATATCATTCGCTACATTCATTAATGGAGCAAGTTTTTCAATACTTTGCATAGCAAGCATTTGTTTATTCTCTATATCTCCTATATCTTTATCTAAATCATTCAAATCTTTATTTGTTCCGAGTACATTTTCTAATAATTTATTTTTTTCCTTTTTTACACGTTCCTTCTTTACAGGTTCCTTTTTTACATTTGTAACTTCTTTATACGCATTTCGTTGATTTACACCTTTAACATTTTCATATACAATATCTTCTTTACTATTTTTTTTATTTACCCGACTGAAACCATCACTACAATTACCATTAGCTAGACAATCGCTCATATTACCATTACCTTCCTTAAACGGTTCTAATTGTCCTTCCATATCTTTTATGTGATCCAACCTATTACCATGATCATACCCTTCATTTATTTTTTTATTTGTAATAACAGCAAATAAATTTGTTAATAACATTGCAGATAACATTACTAATATCATATTTTTAGTAAAATAGGTTGTTACTAATCCTGCTCCTACAAAAAATAGAATAGCATTAATATCACCCAATAATAAATATCCGAATATATTCATTAATGTAAAAAAAAGTACAATATAAAGCACCTTTTTATTCTTTAATAACTGATTTACTTTAATTTTCATTATAATATAATGTTATATTTATTTTTTTGCTCTTTTTGTTCTTCTTTCTATTCTTGTTCTTTTTTTTCTTCTTGTCTTTCTTTTTTTTCTTGTTCTTCTTTTTTCCACCCCGCCGCCTCCCACAAATGAACCTTTGTTGCGGGGGGTTTGGGTTACCCCTCGGGATAACGAGCGACCCCGTGAGGAATCTACCGGGTCCCCCGGTAGATTCCTCACGGGGTCCCCCGTGGGGTGTCCCCTG